GCAGATAACCAGTGTGGAGATAATCGAGGTAACTCTGCTCATTGTTGCCCCCATAAACAGACTTCACGCTCAATCTCACGGCGAGTCATCAGCCCTTTCCATTGCTTACCGCCAGCGTATGTCCAGCGCCGTAGCTGATCACATGCGCCTTTGATATCGCCCTGGTTTATTTTGCGAAGAAGCGTCGATGTTCTGAAATTGCCAGCGCCCACGTTGTAAACGAACGAGTAAAGAGCGCCGCGCGTTGTTTCCGGTATATCGACTTTGATGTACGGGTTAATTTGTCTGGCGACCGTGGCAAGGTCTTTATTCAGGAGGGCTTTGCATTCTGCTTCGGTATACGTTTTACCGGGAATGATGTCTTTTCCGGTGTGTCCGTGACATACAGTCCATACGCCAACGATATCTTTGTATGGTATGTAGCTGACACCTTCCAGACCATCGTCACCACTCGGACCAGTGATGAGCACAGACGCTATGGCAACAGCCCCACCACCAATAGCAGCTGCAACAGCCTTGCGTAATGATGGCGACATTATTCACCTCTCGCAGCCTTACGCTTGTCTTCTTTTATCTTGAAATAAAGGTTTGTCAGGTACGTCAGCAGGCCAAACACCAGACTACCCAGCACGCCTATTGCCACCCATTGGGATGGGGAGACTTTGTCCAGCAGTTGCAGTAACCAGTATCCCGTCCCCACCGCTGACGTGGTGTATGACACACCTGTTGTGATTTTTTCCATCTGGTACATACCCCGTCTCCCGTTATCCGGAAGTTGACAACAATAAAAAGCCACCAGTTAATTACTGATGCCCCAGGTATCCTATTATCGGACCGGTGTTGACGATTTCGCATAATCGTCAACACCAACCAAATATAAGCATATCCAATTGAAATATTTTCCGGTTAAAACTTAGGAAGAGTCTCTGTTCCCGTACATACTGACTTTTTCAGAGCACAGCCCCCCCTTCATCGCATCAACAATTGAGTAGAGGCTTATTTATTACACTGATTTTATTATCAAAGTTGTTATCAGGTTATCTGTATAAAAATCCATGTATAACGATTATATCTACAATAAAATAGATATTATTCGCAATGGCGTATACATAAATCAGTATAAGGTTGATAACAATATATCCTAATCAATAGGAATATATGCTTGACAATTACTATTACTATCAAATAAAAAAGAAATTAATATATAGCTTCTCCACTGAGGGCCTTCCTCCGCCAGCGCAGATTTATTTTCCCATTACCCTCTGTACTGGCGTTTTTTTATTACGATACTGTAGAGCGATTCGTGCCTCCCCCACCACGATCACACCGTCAATTGCCAAGGGATAATACTTTATTTACTAATCTTCATTCTTCTCCCATAAGCACGGATAACGACACAAAACAGAGCAGAAAAGGTACAGAATAATCATCTCTTTGCAATCTGAATAAAAAAAAGCTGCGCGATGCGCAGCCTGCAATAACAGGAATGAAGATAATATGGAATAACATTAGGATATATGTATGGTGTCTCTCGCGGTGAGTTCGATCGATGTCACAGCTCCACATACCTACACCGATGTCCCACGAGCAAGAAAGCTCACCATACGACACTCTTTTTAATAAACATCCAATGAAAAAATCAAGCATTACTTATACCGATTTTTATCTCAGACCACAATAATGTCACAATCCAGCGCACAAGAAGTGGTAATACTCTGGCAATCACTTATCGGATCTTTCGTTCTTCCTGGTCAACCTTACCATCCGTACAGATAACCAAATAAGGCACGTTAATTACCATCTGAGTCAGTTCCCGCTTTTAAAGAGTTGCATCCTTACAAACTTTTTACCCAAGATACCGGACATTGCGACGCACCTTTGTTTGGATGTACCAGCTCCCAAAAGCAATCTACCCACACAGAAAATCACACCTATCACTCCACAAACTCCCCACACAGGAGATTTTGTTGATATGCATCGGGCGAACATATATAAAAAAAGCTCGCCGAAGCGAACCTGATTATGAATCTGGAGCGGGCAGCGGGAATCGAACCCGCATCATCAGCTTGGAAGACTGAGGTAATAACCATTATACGATGCCCGCATATGGTGCCGACTACCGGAATCGAACTGGTGACCTACTGATTACAAGTCAGTTGCTCTACCTGCTGAGCTAAGTCGGCACTGGACCGTCACCGAGGACTCGAACCTCGCACACTCAACTTAGAAAGTTGATGCTCTTTCCTGATGAGCTAGTGACGGCTGGTGGCCCTTGCTGGATTTGAACCAGCGACCTGGCGATTATGAGTCGCTCGCTCTTACCACTGAGCTAAAGGGCCGAGCGAGGAATGATAATCATATCTAACAAAGGCTGCAATCCCCCCATGACAAACCTGATTCACTCCTATGCTTTGATTACAATTCAATAACAATATGCAGTCTGCCATCAAAAAAGCAACACCTATGTTACTCCAAGGATATTTTAGCGTACTCGAACCACATTAATCTCAAAGCTATCAGTACGTCCTATGTTATATATGATAAAATTTTTACTGCTATCATTGAACGATCTGGACAACACCAAACGATCATCATAACGAGCAAGAACATAATACCAGATATTCTCATAGTAGAGAGTCTGATATTCTTTCTTAAACTGAGGTTTATACCAACCAGCAATAAGTGAAAATGCCCAGAAATAAAGCATAAATCCGACCATAACACACTCAATCCTGTGATGACGAATAAAAGACACTTCTGCAATACATTTAATAGAAATAAATCTCCTACTTAATCTGATAAACAATGTAATTATTAATGCGGAAATAATACACAATATCAGTGCATCTGGTACAAACTGTTGATGAATTACTGAAAACTCCAGAGCGAGAGGAACAAAAAGCAGTAGTATCGCAAGAAAAAGTCTAATAAAACTCAAATCCTGCATATTATTTTTTTGTTTAATACCCAGAAAAAAAACAACACCAATTCCCCAGCCCATCAGGAATATGACAATAACAGTAACAGCATAAAACAAACTTCTGGCTACATCATCAGCACCAGCCCCGACAACCCACCATGGAAATCCGTAGTAAAAGGAAGTGCCCCAGCCATAAAAATAAGCACTCCCCCACCCAAGAAATCCCATATAGGCAATAAAAAGCGAAGACTCTCTGAGTAGTGCACCACCCTTCATAACCACCTCAACACAAGATGATAACATTTGGCTCACAACTCATAGCAAAAGCAATTCAATGTCGTCAAGAGAATGCAGGCTAAAAAACATCACATAGCAGCCAGCATGTTTACCGTACAAGTACAACTCAGGGCATAAAAAAACCCACTCGGCAGCGGGTTTATACATTTTTTACAACATACCAAATTTGCATAAAGCATATGGCTTTTAATCCAGTTTTGCAATATTTTGCTGTAAAAATGCTGCCTTTTGTTTTGAACGTGTTCTCGTCACAAGCAATAAAGCATCACTATCAAGCTGTAGAAAAATGTGCTTCATTGCAACCCAGCGTTCAGTAAATGTCTCGGACCAGTTTTTTGTTGTCACTCCCACCAATGATGCCAGTGTCTGGTATTCATAGGCCTCACGCCCTGCAAGTTCGCTCTTCACATCCTGTGCAGCCAGCCAGATTAACGTCTTCAGGCGATCCAGTGTCTTACCTGCAATTTTTCTGTTACTTAACAAATCTTTAAACTCGCTCCATGCCCATTGCGTTATGGTGACCTGATGCCCCCATCGAACGCTTTCGCTGTAACACCAAAGCAACCATGCTTTCTGATGTTCATCGAGAGACAAAACCGCGCGGCGCCATGAAGAGGTTGAGAATTCAACCGGGCTGACCAAAGCAATGGATGAACCTTTTGCGTACGACTGCTTACCGGAAGTCGGCGTATTATCCAGCGTAATCATCTTGCCAGTTACCACATCCAGAATGCGCGGCTTCTTTCGTTTGTATGTACCAGTATCAAATTGTGCATGCTCCTGCCAGGCTTCGAGCTGGCCTTTCGTTGCTCCGTTCAAGTCAGCAGTAGCTGCCATAAGTTGCTCACGAACATACTGTAAATATTGGGTATTCATGCAGTAAATCCTTTCTATATTTTGGCATAATTCTTCAACATTCGGTAATCGTTCAAAACCGAATCGGGGAAACGACATAAGCACAGGAGCCCCCAGCGACAGCGAAGGAGTTCTGATATATAAGACTCAGACATCATTCATTCCCCGGTTCTCCAATATCTGTTTCACTCATCATCCATAACTACCTGTAATTGCCCCCCTTTTTTGTAACAGTTCTTATATTGCTATATAGAATAGCCATTACTAATGCATTTAAATTTAATAAAATAAAAATTATAAAAACATAAAACACCACGCAAACACACTTAATAAAAACACCGTTACATTAAAAGATAATAAAAAACCACAATAAAAACGAATAAATCAATTGTCTCACACAATTATAAAACATCATATTGATTACGCACCTTGTATTACAAACTCACGTATGTAAAATACGCGCACCATTCAAAAAAAAGGAAGACAATAACATATGAAAAAAGTGTCATCGCTGGCGTCTTTATTGCTCTGTCATTTACCACGTGTTCAGCTATCGCGAACAGCCTTACATTATCATTAGCAAATGATGATGCAGGGAAGTTTCAACCAATACTTAATGATATTTATGGCAATAAACATGAAAACAGAGATGATTACTCACAAGGCTTATTTCTGGGATATAGCCACGATATCTCAGACTCGAGCCAATTATCTCTCCATATTGCGCAAGATATTTACTCTCCATCAGGCAGTAATAAAAGACACAACACAGCTGTAACTGGAGACAGAGCTTTTAGTGCATACACTCACACTGGTATTGAATGGAACTCCCTTGCGAATGACTGGATTCGCTATCGATTAGGTACTGACATAGGTGTTGTTGGCCCCGACGCAGGCGGTCAGAAAGTACAAAATAAAGCTCATGAGATTATTGGGGCAGAAAAATATCATGCATGGGATGATCAAATAGAGAATCGCTACGGTTATACTGTAAAAGGGATGCTATCCATGACACCAAGTATGGATATTTTAGGTGCTAATGTTGGATTATACCCTGAAGTTTCTGCTGTTACTGGAAACTTATTTCAATATGTAGCATATGGCGCAACCATTGCCATTGGTAATGATAAAACCTTCAATTCGGATAATGGCTTTGGTCTGCTGGCTCCCCGTGGTTTAATGCATATGTCCGATACAAGCGGATTCAAATACAAGATTTTTGCAGGTATGGAAAGACGAGATGTCAATCGCAACTATACTCTCGAAGGAAAAACAATACAGACGAAACAAACAACAGTATCGCTAAACAAAACTGTTGATGAATATCAAGTTGGCGCAACAATTGGGTATGCACCTGTAGCCTTCACACTAGCATTTAATAAAGTAACATCAGAATTCAAGACAGGGGATGACTATTCATTTATAAATGGAGCAATCACCTTCTTTTTTTAACTGAATTGAATTCAATCAAAATAACATAAGTCCAACAAAAACATAAAGTGCGAAATGAATGCTAGCTCCATTTATTTCGCACTATAAAAGATTAAAGGTTGCAATAAAATAATAAAATGACTCAGTTACGAAAACCAATAAACTGTGGCCAGTAGTGAGTCGCTCATCATCGGGCTTTTTGGCGAATGAAATTTAGCTACGCTTTCGAGTCTCATGCGCCTTCTCCCTGTACCTGAATCAATGTTAGGTTTCCGCAGAACACTGCGCCGGTATCGATATACATTTGGTTGGCAAATTTGAGTGGTTTCACTGCTGGCGTATGACCAAAGATGAACGTGTCCGCGCCTTTGATTTCTTTCACGATCCCGTCTTGTGAGTTGCTGATTCGTTCGCGATTCCAGATTACCTGCTGATTATCAACTGGCTTTCCAAACTCGTATTCGTCACAAGGATAATCGGCGTGACAGATGACATATTTTTTATCTTTGCTCACCAGTTCGATGATTAATGGAAGTTCATCTGCTTTATAAGCAAGTGCTTTAACCAGAATTTCTTGGTCGTAATCGAGATTAAAGAACCAGCCGCCGCCATTAAGCAGCCAGTGATTGACGTTTCCACGCTCTGATAAGCCATCAATCATCATTTGCTCATGGTTTCCACGTACCGCTCTGAACCAGGGGAATGTGATTAATTCCATGCATTCGACGTTCTCTGTACCGCGATCAACCAAATCGCCCAGCGAGATAAGCAGGTCTTTTTTGTTGTCGAATCCAATCGTATCCAGTTTGTTCATCAGGTTCGTGTAGCATCCGTGCAGGTCACCAACTACCCAAATATTTCGGTATTTGCTGCCATCAATTCTTTCGTAGATATTCATGCAACCTCACTTCTGCTGTTTCGCAGTTTTTTAAGTTTCTGTTGATACTCCGCCTTGATGGCCCTGCACTCTTCGACAGTCCAGCGATAGCGGTTATGGTTTGATTCGATTTCCTCTACTGCTTCCTGCCCGATGCGGCTAATCAGTTCGACGCGATACGGAACGAGATTTCCGCTTTTGTGCTGGTTGCACACCACGCATTGCTTGTGAATATTGCGTTCATCAAATCGGAGTTGAGGTGCCGCAGCAGTTGTCCGGTAATGTCCGGCATCCCACTGAGCAGACGTGAGCGTTCCGCACGAGATACATGGTAAGTCGCGGTCTCTTTCTCTGATGAAGGCGTTTACGGCTTGTTGGGCTTGTTTAATCCAGTAACTGCGGGGCTTTAAGGCGAGTTTTCGAATCTTAAGTTTATCTTTCTGTTTCTGCTCCTCTCGTCGTCGTTTCTTCTCTGCTGCTTTTTCCGCTTTTTCGCGTTCTTTATTTCGTCGTTCGAGTGCTATCTTGGTTCCACACTCTGGAGAGCACCACCACTGATTAGCGAATGCAGGATGAAACCATTCTCGACATTCATCGTTTTTACATCGTCTTCGCGCTGGTTTAGCCATCGTCTTCTTCCTCGTGCATCGAGCTATTCGGATCGCTCATCAGTTCTGCGCAGCAGTGCTCACACACGTGAACTTCCAGCACATGCAGCTTCTGACCGCAGTTAGCGCACGTTAAAGCTCGCTCGACGCTTTCTTGTTCGTAACTTCGATTTTGGTCAATCACCTTGTTTTCCTCGCACGATGTCTTAGCCACCTGATATCCCACAGGTGAGCCGTGTAATTGAAGGTTTTTACGTCAGATTCTTTTGGGATTAGCTTGCGTTTATTTCTGGAGCGTTTCGTTGGAAGGTATTTGCAGTTTTCGCAGATGATGTCGGTGAAACTTCGTCGCTGTCGCCTCATGCTGCCCTCCTGACGCCCTGCCCGATCGCCATCAATGCCGCTTTGGATACAGTAGTAAACATCCGTCGAGGACTGATGAACGGTCGCCAAATCAGCAGCATGGAACCTTTGCTGTTTCCCTTCTTCTCCAGCCCTGTCGATGGTTCGATAAAATTAATCCGTCCATCAGTGATGATGCGAACTTCGTCAACACTCTCCAGAGCCTTGCTGAACCATCCGACAGACATATCCTCTGGCACAAGCATCACTACCGTCTGTCGTTGTTGTATGCACTGCTCAGCGGCTTTTTCCACCCACGGCCTGATATTGCTGTACGGTGGGTTATTCCAGATTGCACCGTGGCTTATCCACTCAGAATTTAGCGCGTCGTCAGCCTCAGTTAGCCAGTGAGCGCACAGAGCATTTTTGTCGCTCGCTGCCGAATCCAGCCAGAATCCAAACTCAATATCCAGCGCATCAAAAAGCCAGAGCGGCGTTTGCCAGCAGTCCTTGTCGTGTGATGGCGTATTTGATTTGATAGTCATGCAGCCCTCCCTTTTCGTTGTGACCATTCATACTCTCGCCGGGAGTCATCACTCCACCGCACGTTGCGCTCTGCTCCGAACCAGAACATGATTTCGATAAGCTCAGTCATGTTGGCCTTTCGCATTTTGCTGGTACGCACGCCAAGCATGACAACGCCACCGTCGATACCAGGCACACTTCGTTGCTCTAGTTTTTTGGTCTTAAGCCACAGGGCAGTGAACAGGTCTTTCCAGTCCTCCGGCGCAAGTCTCTGTCCATGCCAAAGCACCTGACGTGATACGTCCTGCAATAACGCCCACATAAGGCGGTTTTGAGGATTACTCCGCCTGGGTTCTTTAACGTGGACTTCGTGAGGTGACTTGTCGTCGATGGGAAGTGAGAGTATTGCGTCTATGGCGTTATTTCTGATTGCTTCGTTGCGAAGCATGTATATTTGCTTCATCGAAATTCTTCTCTTTAATTCCAGCGGCTCTGATAGCTTTCATTACTGCAATTACCGTTTTGTCTCTCCCATCCTCATAACCCATCGCATAAGCACCTTCTTCACCATCTTTCCAAAAGTCGTCATTCGATTCGGGCCAGTCGATATCCAGTTCAATAGCTGCTCGCGATGCCTGCCACGTTTGCCAGTGGCCTTGAACATCGTCCATCACGTATTGACCACCAATATTACCGCTGCCAATTTCATGGTGATTTTCAGGGTAACGGATAAGGTCTGAAGATTCGCCCCCACGTCGCAACCAACTTTCTTCAAACTGCTTTCTTGATTCGTCCATCGGTACTTACCATCAGTTCAACTCACAAAACGCCACGCCATTTTTGCTACAGCGACAGGCGCAACACCGATAATCACCCACAGGAGAATGCTACCGAAAAGCACACCCACCAGGTCTTTACCTTCGCCTACCAACCGGACAAAACAGCCAGCAACCACAATGAACGTCGCCACCATCCACATAGCACCGAGAAGCCTCAATGCAGAGAAAATCAACTCAGCCACGATTTACTCTCCCCCAAATAAAAAGGCCTGCGATTACCAGCAGGCCTGCTATCAGCTCAGTGATGTAGATGGTCATCTTTTAACTCCATATACCGCCAATACCCGTTTCATCGCGGCACTCTGGCGACACTCCTTAAAAATCAGGTTCGTGCTCACCTTTCCTTCC